ATGAACGAAGCTATCGACAACGCAGCAAAAGAATTGGGGATTGATGTCTGATGTCTATGAGTGTTGACGACGTAATCGCCCATGCTGTATACGATCCGGTAGCCCGTCGAGAGCGGTATTTGAGAGAAAGACAGCTTAAGGGGCGTCCAAAGCCGAGAGCGCCAATCAAAATTGGTCCGGGGGCAAGAATCATTGATGCTAACACGCCAATTGGGTCGGCCAGGCATTATTCAGCAGCTTCTGCAGCGGCTCGTCAGGCAGCATCTGATGCTCGACAAGTTGCTGCTATCACTAAGAGACTAGATGGACTTAAAGCACATCTTAGAGAGCTGTTAGCTAAGAAGAAGGCTGAGTCAGCAAAGAAATCAACTAGCAGTAGTACGACTAAAAAGACAGACACAACTAAAACCAGTACTACTCAGGATAAGCCGAAGACGGCTGCTCAGAAACAAGCTGCTAAAGAGTCATTGGCCAAAGCTAGAAAAGCTCGAGAGGCGAAGAAAGCTGCATCGCCGACCACTACGACTGCTCCCAGTCTTACTTTGGACGAGCAGATCTCAAAGACCAGAGCTGTTATCAACACTGTTGAAGCCCAGTTGAGAGCAGTTAAGGAAAAGAGTTCGACACAAACGGCATCGAACGGCCGTTGAGATGAAACGGAAGGAGAACCGTCAAAATGGGAAGTAAGACTGCAAAGTCTACCCAGACTCGCGAGCCGGATTTCAGCGGCTACGTGACCAAGGCGGGGATCGTGTGCACCGACGGACGAATGATCGATCCTGGAGCCTTTGCGCACCAGCACGGTCAGAAGGTGCCGTTTGTCTGGCAGCACGGACACAAGGACGTCGAGAACGTTCTGGGTCACGTGCTTCTGGAAGAGCGTGACGCATCCCACCCCGATGGTGCTGGGACTTATGGGTATGTTTACATGAACAACACACCCAAGGGTCAGCACGCAAAGGCTGCTGTAGGAAACGGTGATCTGAACTCGATGTCCATTTGGGCAAACGAGCTCAAAGAGAAGATTGCCGCAGGCATCAAGCACGTCATGGGAGGTGGCATCAAGGAGGTAAGTCTGTGCCTTGCTGGCGCCAATTCAGGTGCTGTGATCGATAACGTCCGACTCGCTCACAGCGACAATCCTGATGACCCTGACGACCCGGAGCAGATCGAGACGCTCCAGCACGACGCGATTCTCTTTATCGGCGAGTACCTCGAGCATGAAGTTCCTCCTGGTGACGTCGTTGGTGAGGAAGAGGTCGTGGAGGACTCCGAAGAGGAGTCTGAAGAGGAGTCTGAAGAGGAGCCCGAGGACGATGAGTCTGAGGAGGACGCGGAGGACGAAGAGACGGAGGAGTCTGACGAGGACGCCGAGTCTGATGAGGAAACCGTTGAGCACGCAGATCGCTCGGCGATTTGGGACGGTATGTCCGAAGACGAGAAGAACCTCGTCCGTGAAATGATTGCTACTGCTTTGTCAAACAAGGACGCTTCGTCCGTAGAGCATTCCGAAGAGCAAGAAGAGGGCGACCTCTCTCACAGTCAGGAAGGAACACTGGAAATGACCACTCGAAACGTTTTCGAGACTCGCTCCGACCCTCGTGCTGGGTACACTCGTAACCCGGGGAAGCCCGTTTCTCTTCAGCACGATGGCCTGGAGCTTGATAAGCGCTGGGGACCCGAAGACATCAAGGAGATGCTTCACAGTGCCATGGGCGATCTCTCTCGCACCGGCAGTGGTGTGCAGAGTCTCCGCACGTTCTTCGAAGAGCAGGCAACGAACGTGCTTGGGCACGACGTTACCTATGGCATCGAGAACATCGACTACCTGTTCCCTGACGCTCGGCCGCTTCAGGACTCTCCGGAGTTCATCATGCGTCGTGCGGACTGGGTCGACGGCGTTCTGACGGGTGTTAAGCACTCGCCGTTCAGCCGGGTGAAGACCTACTTCGCCGACATCACCGCCGATGAGGCTCGTGCTAAGGGTTACACGAAGGGCACGATGAAGAAGGACGAGTGGTTCTCGCTCTCGAAGCGCACCACGGGTCCTGCGACCATCTACAAGAAGCAGAAGCTGGATCGCGACGACATTCTCGACATCACCGACATCGACGTGGTGGCCTGGATGAAGACCGAGATGCGGATGATGCTTGACGAGGAGATCGCGCGCGCGATTCTCGTCGGTGACGGTCGTGAGGTCGACGACGAGGACAAGATCAAGGAGCCGCCGACTTCTGGCGACGGCAACGGTATCCGTCCTATCGCTTTCGATGACGACGTCTACACCCACAAGGTGAACGTTGCCACGAACGCTTCGGTTTCGGACAAGGTGGAGGCGGTCCTTCGGGCTCGAAAGTACTACCACGGTTCGGGTAACCCGACGCTTTACACGACTGATGACACGCTGACCGACTTCCTCATCGAGACTGACCGCATGGGTCGCCGTCTTTACCCGACGGTTGCCGATGTTGCTCAGGCCCTTCGAGTGAGGGATGTCGTCACTGTAGAGGTCATGGAGGGTGTCCAGACCGACTCGGGCGAGCTCGTTGGCGTTATCGTCAACCTGATCGACTACACGGTTGGTGCTGACCGTGGTGCTGCCATTGGTCTGTTCGATGACTTCGACATCGACTTCA